CGCATCATTGTCCAGGGAAGCCCCGATTGCATCCAGGGTGGAAATCCCGGACAAAGTGTCCATGGCTTTCTTCGCCGCGTCAGAAGCTGCATTTGCCGTGTTGCTGGCGGCATTTGCGGTACTGGCGGCATTGGATGCAGTCGTAGAAGCACTGACAATGTTGGTATTCATCTGGCTGTATAACTGGTTCAGGCTCTGATTCTGATCGTCAAACCAGATCCGGCTGCTCTTGATGCTCTGGGAGCTGCCATTGATGGCTGACACCACCGAAGGGATATCCAGCTTAGTGCCGGCAATGGCTGCGTTATCCGCCACCATCTTATTCACGATCAGACCATCTGCAATAGCTCCTTCTTTCACACCTGTGGCATCCAGCAGAATCCCTTTTCCGGTCTTATCGAACAGGGAAAAGGTAAAATCACCGTTTGCATCCCTGCCAGCCTGCATCCGGACAGTTCCATCTGTGTCCCTCCACTGCTGGGTTGCCCCCTGGATCTTAATCCCGCCATCGTCAGATGTAATCATAAATTTATTGGTGGAAATAGTGCCGCTTAAAAGATCCCCGACCGTGACCGTCTGCATAACTGCAGTTCTGATCAGTGCAGAGTCAATCACAGCATTCTGGGAAGTAAGGTGGATGTTCTGCAAATCCCCCACACCGGCACCACCTGCAAGCAGAGTTTTGATATTGGCATAACTGGAATCCAGGATATTGATCTTTGCATTGGCGGCAGTAAAATTTGTAGCAGTCAGATCCCTGAAGCTTCCAAACTCTGCATCCAGGTTCTGTACCGTCGCATTGACCGCATTCAGATTCTGGATTGTTGCAAATTTCAAATTGGCAGTATCCACATCCAGCTTGTTGATCATAGCGTGGTCGATCATCACCAGCTGTGCATAATACCGCTCCATTTCTTTTGTGGCAGGACCTTTCCAGTTTGCATTTGTTTCATCTTCTGATAAACCTACAGCCTCCACAGAATCCGTAAAACCGCCATCATACTCCCTTTCCAGTTTCATCAGTGGAACCTTGTAGGAGCCCCCTTTTCTGTCTTTCACGGTGAGGACGTCCCACGGATCCAGCCGTGGGTCTCCCATCATCCGTAGGGAACCTGGCATATAGGAAAAACCTTTCAGGGAATCCATCACTTTGTCCAGGGTATCCTGTGTCATAAACGGATTGGAAAAGATCACTGCCCTTGGTCCGTCTCCAGATGAAACAGAAACATCTTTCCCTTCTTCATCCTGGCCAGTGTAACAGGTAAGCTTTTCCACCTGGAACAGGTAATCGTTATGTTCAAAAGAATCCCAGTATCTGCCGGTGCTGGCCGTATAACCGCTGTCCACGTAGCTGTGCAGTTCAATCTGTCCGTTTCTGTTACATACCGCAAAACAGCCATGAAGCTGTGCTGCGTAAGAAAGGACCTCCCTGCAGCTGTAACCTTTCGGAACTTTCATGGAAATGCCGGAAAGACCATCTGTTACAACCATCCCCCCTGTGATTTCCTGGATCCTTTTCAGAACAGCCGCCGTATCCGTACTGTCTCCGTCCATAGAGAATGTACGCTCTGTTTTCATCATCCGGTCATAGGCTGTAAACTCAATCTGTTCTTCATTTCTGGATGGTTTTCCAGGCGTGAAATATCCCATGGGGATGTATTCCACCAGACCGTTCACTTCCATTCCGATCTGGACCAGGAGCTCATGCCCCTCAATGGCTTTTCCCGGATCCGGAATTGTGATGGTAACGTACTGGCTCACTGTGGAGCCAAGGGAAAAATCATCCTCCCCTTCTGCTCCGCCAGTAAACTTGATACTTTTGGCATTTGTTATGGATACATCATCATAAGTGATGAGTGCTTTAAAAGTTCGGGAATCCTGTAGTACCAGGTTTCCAAAAGCTTCTGAAGACTGATACACAGGACCACCTCCTACTCAGTCATGATCTCAAGTGTTTCCAGGTCAGCCACTGTCAGGATCATCACATTTCTCAATCTCTTCCTCAGAAACAGTATGAATCCCAACCTCTGTCTCAATCGCCAGAAGCTCATCCAGGTCTTTTGCAAAGCCCTCTTTGTCCTCGATGGAATACTGCCCGTTCTCAACCAGGAACTTTCCATCTCCGCCTTTTGCTGCGTATTTCTCGAGCAGTTCCTGGCGCTCTGCGTCATAGGCATTGGCTGCATCACTGACTGCTGCCAGGGTCTTCTTGATCGCATAGCCAAGCTTTACCGGCAGCCGCTTCTCCCTTAAGGAAGCACAACCATTGACAAAATTTAATATGTCTTTATTTTTCAGTTTCATCTGCGGTACCTCCTGTTACACGCTCGTCCTCAGCTGCATAGACTAACTGGTTAAATGCTTCAATGTCTTTTCTGCACTGTGTCTTGTTTGCCTCGTACAGGTCACGGTCCTGGACGGTAATAGTGATGCTTGCACTACCGTTTACAGGAATCTGAGCAGACATATAGACAGCTGATTTGTCGTTGATCATGCTGTTGAAATTCATGGATGTTGATTTTGTTCCTTTTAACATTTTGGTTTCCTCCTATTTTTGAATGATACTCACTGATGCTGATTTATAATAAAAAATCCCATCTCCGATATACCCCAGAACCTCTTTGGTCAGGTTTCCCCGATATGTGGTAATCGTCAAATCTATCCCATCATCATGAAAAGAGATAGGAAAAAAGCCTGCAACCATAATCTTTTTTATAGCTGCAAGCTCTGCTTCTGTGAGAATCCCCCACTTTATAGCTACATCTTTCTTTTCTGCAACCACATCACCGATCATGCTTCCGGAAGCACTACGGCCCGTGTTCGCACTCCAGATAATCTGATCATTTACAGATATCGATACCGGAGAGGGGAGCACCGTGCTCCCTGACCACAATATTTTCTTTGCCATAATGCCTCCTTACACAAGCAGTTCTGGTTTTCCGGTTGCTTTTGTGTTCTGGTTGGTTTTTCGGATAAAATATTTTCTTAGTGATTCCGGATCCAACGCAACAATCGGCGTATTCTGCAAAAACGCCAGGATCTGTTTCAGAACTGCCAGCAGTTCAGCATCATTTGCACCACCTGCTGCCAGAGCCGCTGCCTTTAATGCCATTTCCTGAAGCTTGTCCTCCGGAGAAACAATCTCTCCCTGGTGCCGGTTATCACCAATCATGGCGAGCTGTGGCGTATTTGCTTTTACGAAGCCTCCGTTCGCCAACATTGGAATGGTTCCGATCGTAGGAATGTTAAATCCGTTAAATCCCCACCAGTTTCCGCCTATCCCAGGGATCCAATCTGGTACCGTAATTTTGAAACGTATATTATTTACTTTATTGATGAGACCATTCACTGTGCCAAGTACGCTATTGAAACCACCAATAATAGCATTGATCGGGCTTTTCGCAATATCAGCAAGTCCTCTGAACACTCCAACAAAAATGTCCTTTATTCCTTTCCACGCCTTTTCCCAGTTCCCCGAAAATACTCCTGATACAAAATCATTTAATCCGCCAAATACTTTCTGGATATCTCTGATTGTATCTTTTCCGCTCTTTAAGAATCCGTTGAGTACGCCACCCAGAATGCCGAAATTTTTCGACCAGTCTGTTGCAAATATATTTGCAATATACTCATCAAACGGCCGAAATACATTTTTCTGTAGAAAATCGACCACAGAATCTGCAATCGTTTTGAAGCCTTCCATGATTTCTTTTAAGCCCTGGAAGCATTTCGAAAAATCACCTGTAAATGCCCCTGTGCAAAAATCAATAAAGCCACCAAGCACATCTGTTATTCCACTGATTACGTCCCCGGCTACTGACAGCAGATCCAGGAAAAGGTCTCCAATTCCCTGTAGTACCGGTCCGATAACTGGCATGATATTGTTGATAATCCACTCAATCAATGGCTGTAATAATGTCTCCCAGAGTGCCTGCAGGTTTTCAAATACTTTCCCAACAAGTGTAATGATTCCGTCAAGAGCTGGTTGTATATGTTCCTGCCACACTGTTGAAAACTTCTCGGCCAGATTATCAAGAACAGGTGAAATATTAGAATTCCAGCCATCCAGAAAAATCTGTACGATATCAGATATTCCCTGTGCAACAGATGTTATAAACGGGCTAATATACGTTTCATATACTTCTGAAATCTTGGAAAAGGTATCTATCACTGACTGATGTAAAGTATCAAGCACGGTCTGAATCGGAACGAGGAGACTCTCAATTGTTTGTTTAATTTTCTCCGCATTCTGTACTACAGGAGTAACTACAACGCTTTCAATATCCTTTATGAACTGTGCTCCGATCTCTATTGCACCAAGAAATCCATCTGTAAAAATGCCAATGATATCTGCGGTAATCCCTTGTCCTTCTGATCCAGCGAATACAGAAAATATATCAGCAAATGCCGTCCAGAAATCCCCGGCAAGTGATGCAATGTCTCCTGCAATATTGAACAGAGACACTAATTTACATCGTATATAGCTACTGTTTTTAGAAAGGTATCCTTCAATCCCGCCAGTAAGATTGGACGCAATCGTTATTCCAATACTGGCAAATGAACCTATCATCTTTCCAAACGACAGCGCAAGGGAATTGGCACAATCATTTGCTGCTTTCACAACATCCGGATCTGTAAATATTTCTTTCAGAGTTTTCCCGATATTCTTAATATTTTCCGTAATGGAACTGATTCTCTTTTCAGAATCACCAAATCCTATCTTAAAGCCTTTTTTGAATACTGCTGCCAGCTCTTTGCAGCGTTTTAACAACCCGGACATCTTTTTGTCTGTTTTATCTATGACAGTTTCTCCCCGGGACAGATTTCCAAAATCAACTCCAGTTCCGCCGATGCCAGACGTTCCCATACTGCTTCCAGAACTTGGCGTTGAGCTGTCGCTGGATGTATTACTGTCCAGTTTATTGATCTGGTCAAACCCCATAAGGGCGCGCATTTTCTCAGCTGCTTTCTGGGCGGATTTGGCAACGCCATTATTTGCACTGGAAAGATTATCTGCTGAACTGGCTGCATCGTCCATTCCCGTGCTTGCGCCTGCTGCCGCACTTCCGATAGCTGAAATCTGTCCGGAAGCACTGTTACTGGATTTCTGACCGGTAATCAGCTCTGTAAACGATTTAAAGGCGTTTGCCAGAGTGATCAGCTTTCCAATTACCGTGTTGATTACTCTGATAACCGGAGTGAAAAGATTTATCAGTCCCTGGCCAATCGTAGCCTTCAGGGAATCAAACTGCAGAGTAAGGATCCTTACCTGGTTTGCCCAGGATCCTGAGGTCCTCGCAAAATCCCCCTGGGCTGCTGCCAGCTGGTTTTGTACGAAGGAATACCTTAGCGCAACCTTTTCAGCTTCTGACATTTTTGCCGTTGTCTTCCCGAAACCGTTTGCCAGCGCATAACTGTCAAGGGCAGTCTGAGTCATGACTATGCCAAGATCTTTCAAAGATTCCGTTTCGCCTGTGAAAACGGATTTCAGCTTGGTGTATGCTTCATCCTGTGACAGATTATAGAAAGACGCCACATCACCTGCCAGCTTGGTAAGGCTGGAGCCCATGTTATAAGCCTGTTCCTCGGAAAATCCAAAGGCTTTCGCCATTGCCCCGAAGGTACCGGTGAACTGCTTTGCCATGGTCTCAGAAAGCCCAAAGCTCTGGGCTGCACTCTTGGCAAATTTATCAACCTGTGCAGTCATGTTCGGAAATGTAACGTCTACAACGTTCTGAACCTCTGCTAGATCTGAGCCAAGCTCCAGGCATGACTTTCCAAAATCTATCAGCTTTTTAACGCCAAATGCTGCTGCAAGAGTTGCACCGGCTTTCTTTGCCAGAGATTCAATGCCGCGCATCTGCGACTGAAACCGATTCTGATTAACGACCAGGTCAAGCCCGATCTGTCCAACACTTGTTGCCATATATGCCACCTGCCTCTATCATGAGGACATCGACACATGGCACTACTTGTCCTGATTAATCTTTATTTCAAATTCTTTTTTACAATGGCGCCCCTGGCACCGGATGAAAACACCCCGACATTTTGCATCCGGGGTGTACTGTACTTTCTGTTCGTGTCCGCAGAAGGGGCATTTTACCTTGTTTTTATCCATTCGCACCTCCTGCCATATCAATAAATGCCTGTTTCATAGCTTCCAGGAATTTATCTCTGTCTTCCTCTGAAACCTTCATTGCCTGTTTATTTCTCCATTCGCGGCGGATCCGGCGCTGTTCCGGGGTGAAATGTTTTAAGATCTCTTCATCCTCTTCTGCGCGGATTGCTACGATCCTGCCAAGGGCTGTATCCGGGCCGATTCCGGACAGAAGGTCCGAAAACTCGTCCCAGGGCATCCCTGCAGGAATTTCCTTAGAAAGACGTAACCCGTACTGTGACTGAAACGATGATACGATCAGATCAAAATCATCTATCAAATCATAGTACGGGTCACTGCTCTCCCTGGTCTTCTTCTCCCTGGATCAGATCCATTGCGGTCTGGATAATGATCATAAGATCTTTGAAAGGCAGACGCATTTTTTTAATCTCATTACGGTCTTTTTCGCTGAACAGCTTTTCATATGCCGCAATAGTTGATTCTGTATCGGAAGAACCTTCCTTGAACAGGCCCATAATCTCAAGCATGGTACCCGCATCTGCATTTACCACGAATTTTCTGCCCTTGATAATCAGGGCAGGATTTTTATCAAAGCTTAATTTGTCTGTAATATCAATACATTTTGCCATTTGTTTTCTCCTTTTACTTGCAAAAATCCCGCAGTTACTACGCAGCTGGTGTAATCTCCGGTTTTCCATTGCTCATGATATCGAATTCAAGAGGTGCTACAGCTGTGGAATCTCCGGATCCAACATTCTTCACATTGATAACTGCTTTTGTAAACTTCACAACAGTGCCATCCGGGAAAGTCCACTGAGTATCAGCTTCCGCATTTCTTCCGTTCTTCCATGCCAGTCCTGCAACAAAATCATTTCCGGCATCCCCGACATTACGTTTTGCAGTTACGGAAATTGTAATGCTCTTGGATGTCATTAAACGTCTGGTCCATCCTTCTGTGTCAAATGGGTTCCACTCTTCCACTCCATTATCAAAAGATACGGAAAAGGTTACACAGTCTGCAATATTTTTCAGTGAAGCAGTGCCGCCTGATGCTGCTGTGTCTATCTGGAACTGGTTCTCGTAGCATGGATATACGCCAGTCTTGGAAGCTGCGAACAGCTGAAGGTTCATCACAATTTTATTCTTCATCCTTATTTCCTTTCTTTTCAAAAATCACTGCCAGCTCTATAACCATCTCATAGATGCCGGAATCATCTACACCTATATCCTGAAGATCGTAGACTGGCAGGATAAATTTAATAGTTTCATCGTTTACAGTTGCATTTCTGGTGGCTCTGACAGCTTCAAACAAGGCTTTTCCTGCTTTTTCGGTCTCACGCTGGGATTTATTCCAATGTACCAGCAAAGTGACGTATTTCGTGCCATAGGACTCCAGCTGAGGTCCACCGATTGCCACCTTATACTCATGCTGGTGTTTACTGTTATAAACACCAACTATTTTTTCCGGCTTATCCGGAATTGGTCCAACATACACAGTCCCCTGTGTGAGCGTCTCAATATAATCTCTGATATCCGATAACGTCATAAACCAGCCAGCCTCCTGTAGTTTTCCTTGAATGCTTTCACTGCAAAATCAGCATTTTTTCCACCTGGAAGCCAGTCCTCGTACCATTTGCCTTTTGCATTCGGGTTTTCATCCTTTTTAAAATGAAATTCCGGATGAAAATACAGGCGTCTGGCATAAGGCGTACTGGATATGATACTTGCTTTTCCGTGACTGCTTTCAGATGTATCTACAAAAGTACTCTCATTCTGCAAAGCACCGGTATCTCTTGGAAACACCTGTGCCTGCTCAACTTCTGTATGTAAACCTTCTGCTGTCTGCTCCAGGGCTGCCACCTGTGCCTGTGTCAGCTGATTGATCTTCGGAAAGTTAAGTTTAACAGTCGAATTGACCTTGATCATATCAGAAGCACCTCCGTGTAATTTACGGTACCGTCCGGATTTCTGGCTTTCCTGGCTTCCTGGATCTTTCTCTTGACACCAAATATGGTTACTGTACCACCTGATATTACCGGAAGCTCCGGGCAGATATCTCCCGGGAATAATGCGGATCCGGTAATCTGAACCATTTTCTTGTCAGCTGTGAAGATTGTCTTTGCTTTGTCCTGGTAATTGCATTTCCCGGAATATTCAAAACACGGAAGAGGCTCCCCATATTTATCCCGTCCTTCCTGCTCCATCACTAAAACGATATCCGTCTTACAAAGCCTTTTGGGTACTAAACATGGATATTTCATAGCTCACCTCGCTAATCTGCAGCACAGCCCTGTCTGGCACAGCAGTGCATACAGATCTCTTTTCATTGCCACTCCTTTGTCTGTGAATATGTTCCAGCTGCTGCCGAACTGGGCGGATACACCGTTAATGCTGTAGCTTGAAAGTATCGAATTGATCTCATCTGCATTCTCGGTTTCAAAATCTGCCTGCTGGCAGACAACATCCTGAATGATATCCTGTTGGAATCGTGTCAGGTTGGAAAATCCCCGGCCTACAATCCGGTTGTAGGTCAGGGAATCAATGTGCCTGGAAGCCTGCACCAGTGCTTTTTTCAAATGATCATCTTCAATCAGTGTTCCTTCGTATTTGCCCTGGTAGTATCCAGGGCTTGCATATGGTTCATAGCTCATAACCGCTCACCTCATTTCGAAGTGTTCTTTTCTTTAGCAGGTTTTTCCGCTTTCTCCGGAGTTTCTTCTACCTCGTATCCATGGTCTTTGAACCACTGGATCAGATAAGGATCTTCCGTTTCTCCTACGCCATTGCAGAAAGGAACGGATGCGGAAACACCTGTGTAATCTTTATTTGGACTTTTGATCTTCATTCTTCGCCTCCTATTTTACCTTGATTCCTCTGAATACACCTGCTGCCTTAGAAGTCTTCAGTGCGATGGCTGCATTCATTTCAACCTCACCTTTCTTCACGGCCCCAGCAGTTGAAAAGTCCGGAAGCCAGGTCTGTACAGGTGCTACTCCTGCGAAAGACACTGCATGGAGTCCATCCATCGCAAGTCTGGCCACATACAGTGAGGTTTTTCCATCTGTGGATCCAATGGGCACTACTTCATCATTCGTACCCGGTTTGGTCTTCAAGTCAACAAAAGGAATGCCGCCATAGCTCTCTACCTGATTTCCCCAGTTATCCTTTGTTACCTGATACATGCTGGCACGTCTCGCACAAGCTCTCAGTTTTGAAATCAGTTTATTATTTCCGCCAATGAATGTCGGCGTTCCATCCAGACCGCCAAGGAACTCATCCAGCATATCCAGGAAATACTGATAATTTTTGGTAACCATCTCGGAAGTGGACAGATCGATCACTCCATCTGCATTGTATTCTGTAGAGCTTCCTGTAAGTGCCTTATCCAGTCCGTCAAAGCATTTGGAATCAACCCCTGTATCACCATTGATAAAGGTATCATTGAAAAGTGCCTGAGCTGCTTTGATTTTCTGTGCCTGCTGCAACTCCACTTCGCTTACAATACCGCCCATATTCGCAATAACTCGGTCAATCTCATAAGCTCCACCAAACACCTTGATCTCAACTGTGTGGCGTTCCTTGGTTACCTCAGATGGTGCATATTCTTTATTGATCTCACGAAATGCAGCTGTCGGCTGTGTTTTCAATCGTGTGTAGCTGTAGCTTGGTGTAGCCCCTCCACCAGTAGGGGATACCGCATCGTCAAATTGAATGTGTTCCAAAATATAATTTGATTTCTGAAATTCATCAATAACGCCCATCTGCAGATCATCCTGGACGTTTTTCTTAGCTTCTTCTAATGTAATTGCCATAATTATTCACCTTTCCCTTCTGAACCCAAGTTCAATTTTGCCGCAATCGCTTCCTTCATTGACATATGGCCTTCTTCGCCTCCCGGCTCAGTTTTTGGCGCTCCCAGCGGGAAGAATCCTTTCTTTCCCTTTCCGGTCTGCTGTTCCTGTTTAAACAGGAATGGTTTGCTTTCTTTTAAGGCTTTCACCTGTTCTTCCAGACCAGCCACTTTTCCATCTTCCCCAAGAATCAGCTTATTACGATCCACCAGGCCGGCAACCAGATCGCTATCCTGTGCAGTAGAAGAAATAGCCATTTTAATTGCATTGGTAAGCTTAAGGGTCTTCAGCTCATTCTGGTGTTCTGTGTCTTTCTGGCGGTTCTGTTCCTGAAGATCTGCAATCTGCTGCTTCAGCGCTTCATTATCCCCGGCTGATGCCTTTAAAGTATCCAACTGAGTTTTATAATCATTCACTGTTGTTTCCAGCTGCTTTCGCTGCTGTTCGGTTGTGTCATAGGTTTCTTTGGCAACATATCCTTCCAGTTCTTTCTTGGATTCATCTGCTGCCTTTTTTGCAAGGCTCTTTTCAATACCCAGAGCCTCAAACTGTTCCTGTGTCATGTCTTTCTCCTTTCTGGTAGTTTCACGCCATTCCGGGCATAAAAATAAGGCTTCTAATCCTCAGCCTCAATGGGAGATTTTGGATCACCGCCTTTCTGCGCTTTGACAATCTTTACTAGCTGCAGGTTTGCAAGATACTCTGCTCTTTTCCGGGGCACTTCCAGTTCTTCCCCGGCAGTGCGAAGAACCAAGTCATTTTCTTTGTCGCGGAAATTATGCTGCACTATCACCTTCAAATAACCACCTCCTTATTGTTTTGGCAACTGTCTTCTTAAACCCTCTGAAAGCAGAATAAATTCCATAAACCGAAACTAAAATTACCGCAAAGTAAGTTGAATATACACCTACCGCAATCACCATCTTAACTGCTACCAGCAAAATCCTCACATTCCACATCCCTATCCAAATATAAAATGCAAGTTTAAAAAGTGTGAACAGCAGATCCTTACCTTCAATTACTACAGTTTTCATTGTCTTTACCTCCTATTTGCGCCGGCGCAATTTTTAATTTTAGACATAAAAATGCCACCAGTCATTTTTAACTGGTGGCATCTAATACCATAATACCGTTTTCTCTGTTGGTGGATTCTCCATTTTCGCTAACCTCCTCAGTTCATTCCGAACATGCGGTGCTGCGAAAGAGCTTGCATTCTCATGCTCTGTAACTTTTCCATCCTCAATCCTCATAAAACCTTTTGGTCCTTTCCCCTCTGGGTAATAATCGGCAGAAATCATATTATTTGTCTTTTTTATGTTTTTCAAGATTACCATAATACTCTAACGCCTCCTTCGGGTAATCATATTTTTCAGTGGCAAGCTCATGCGCTTTCCAATGCTCCATATCAGGATTTTCTCTTTTAATTTTCATCTCAAGAAGCTCATGCTCTATCAAAGTGCGGTCATGCGGCTTAATGTCTTTCCCTGTCATAAGCCGTTGCCAACTCTGAGCTATGGCACAATCAGGATCAAATCTGCGGTATGCCTTTAAATCCGGATCAAACAACGATTCATCTTCAAAAAGATATGCCTTTATCTTTGCTATATCAGATTCTTCTTTTCCCAGATTTTCAGCAATCTTCTTCGCGTCAGTAGAAAAACTCCTGATCTCTTTGTAGTACATCTCTGCAAAGTTTTCTGCCTCTTCACTGAATATATCTGTGATTCTGGCTCCTGATATCATTATAGCAGAGTCCGCATCATTTGCAACGGATTTCCACTCATTTTGTTTCTGCTCATACTTCTTTTTGTTCTCCGGATCCAGGGAAAAATCTGCCAGCCTACCGAACTTTTTTTCCTGTCTTCTGGCATACTGCTGCCGGTTTTCCTGTTCCTGCTTCCGTACCAGTTCATTCAACTCTGTTTTGATATACCTGCTCTTCTCTGGCGGGGTGCTGATGCCTTCGAAGTATGTGGTGTGGCTATCCTTACAGCGCGGATGGTACAGACCTGCAGCTATGGCACTGCTCATAAGTGGATATTTGATTCCGGTAACTGGGGACTTTCCGTCTTTTGGACCATTGCTCCACACATCATCAATCAGCACCTTTCCCACAAAGGGCAAGCATTTCGGACAGGGATTTCCACGTTTATTCATAATCACTGTAGATATTCCCCATTCCTGGCGTTTCTGCCCTTCTCCCTGGAGATATGCCCTTTTACTGGCTGTTCTGATTGCCATATCCGCATAATCAGCAAGCGTGTGTCTTGCACCGTTGGCATACTGCACACAATTCAAGCCAGCCTTTACAAAATCCTCTGTAGCCATATCCACAGCTTTCTCATAGGTTCCTGCTCCGGTGTTTGCGTACACCTGAGCATTGTAGATTACCTTACGGTACTGATCATTTGCCATTCGAAGCACGGCAATTTCCGCGTGCTCCATATCATCCATGGTTGCTTTGATTAACGCTTCCAGTTTTCTATCATTCAACTTGAAAAATTCAGCAGCTGCCCCTTTGGCAATACGTTTGGCAGGAAAACCATTTCTGATAGCTTCCAGGATCGCAATTTCCTGTGCTATCTCGCCTTCAGATCTGGATATGGATATCAGAGCTTTTATCTGATCATTGATATCCTTGAACTGTTTTCCATATTTTTTCTGGTTGTCCTTCTTGTACTTTTCTAAGGCTTTCAGTTGCAATGCCTGCCACATAGCCCACTGCTTATCTTCGTCGATCTCTTCCAGCTTATGCCGACGCATATTGCGGATCATGGAGGACATAAGCTCATTTTCTATGGATTCAAAGGCGGCTCCAATGTCGTAGACGGTGTTAAGCTTCGGCATCTGTGGTTACCTGCTTTCGAATGTTTGTAGCAAGCCTTGCACATCTCGCCCTTTGCGTACAACGAATATTTGTACAATATTTGACCTGTTCTGTAAGGCTTGAGCAGTCTATCTTCTCTACTTCTGGTTCGAAGTCTGGACAATAACTACAGAATTCCTGGAGTAACAATGTAAATCCTGGAACATTCATCTGGATCACCTCCCGTTTGCATATACCTTAAAACCCTGGCTTTTGAATATTCGGATCATATCCTTCAGCTTTGTTTTGCTGACACAGGCATCATTTCTAAGCTCAGCATAATCATTCTTTTCCAGAGCGTACACGCCCATCGGTACCTGCCCCTTTGCTACTTCCAGAAACTCCTGGTACTCCTTTCGATTCATCCGGTAGATCCTTGGTCCTACTTTTACCTTCATCGTTCTCACCTTCTTCCAGATCTGTTTCAAATTCTCCCGCTTTCATGGTAAGCCCCGGCTCTTCCAGATCCTGCACTCCCTGTTCCAGTTTCAGACGTTCTACTTCTGCTTCTTTTTCCTCATCTGTCCAGGTATCTCCGTACAGCTGATCCACAGAGGTCTCAAGGCTCATAACTCCGTACTGTTTGGCTTTTCCTACAGTTTCCACAGTCGTTCCGAAGTCTGGGGATGCATACTCTCCAAACTTCACGGATACCTCATACTCTCCCGGATTGTTCCCGTTCATAATATCGTCACACTGCAGGATTGTCTTAAACAGCTCCGGCAATGCACTGTTCAAAGCGTCTACTATTTTCCCTCTCACATGAAGGGTAACCTTTTCTTTCTCCCTCTGTGATTCTGCATTATCTGTTTTCTTCAGATCAATTCCCAGTGTGGATGGTGATATGATTCCCTGCAGAGCCATATCAAGGAAATTGGCGTAGCTGTTTACATAAGCTTCGTAGGATATCTGGGGCTGTGAGATTTCTACCTGGTGGCTGGCATTCTCTCCCATATCGTCCCCAATGGCAATAAAGTCATTGTCAAATGGATTAGCCGGAAGCAGCTCCCCGGTTTCCTCATCCCTTGGAATCAGATTTTGCGGAATATAACGTTTGATCCTGCCCATTCTGATTGCGTCCATCCACTGACTGATTGTTTCATCCAGTCCATCCAACACATCTGTCTTTCCTTCAAAAAGGGCTTTTCCTCTGTTCTTATATCTGGTGGATGTAAGGATTTTAAGCGGCACCGCCAAAATCAGGCTTTCATCGAATCCAAAATCAATCAAATGGGCTGTTTCCGGAAGAAACTGTAATGGGGCTTCTTTTCCGGCATCATCGTAAAGCTTGTATCTTATATAGCCATATCCATAGGTTTCCTGCAGCCTGTAATCTTTGTTCCTGTTTCTGTATGTTGTGTAGAACTTGATTTCCCGCAGGGTCGAATGGATATATACATATTCCACGTCCTCAGCATCGTAAAATTCTACAATGGGGTAAGGGCTGCACTCATCTGCAGTAATCTTAAAGGCTCCATCTCCGGAAGATAATGCTCCAACGATAGCATCTCCAATCACATCGTTCAGCTTGCTTCCCTCAAAGATTTCATTCCATCTTTCTTCCAGAATGTCCATATTCTCGCCAAAATCGACGGCATCCAGATCGGCCAGCACAATGTCTTTATATCTGTCTACTACAGTTCCAACGATTCCGCTGTGTATCTTTCTTACATTTCCTTGTGCTGTGGCCGCCCAGAAGCGGGCTTTCTCCACATCCCATTTTGCAGTCTTTTTAAAGTACTGTTCCAGGGTCACTCCATCTCCCTGATACCACAGCTTGTTCTGGATCACGTTCTCACGGAAGGTATGAGCTTCTCTGATTGTAATCACCCTGTCTCTTGCAGGTTCTATCCGGAATAGCCGTGCAATAAAATTCTGAAGCCAGTTCATAATCATCACCTCTTGTAAATCTTGCTCTGGTATGGGATCCATGCATACTGCACAGAGTTAACCATATGGTCATGCCCATCTTCTGGTGTATTGTCTTTATCTTCTCTCCAGCTGTATGTTTCCATCTCATGAATGTAAGTCGGGCAGGTATCAAGTACAAAAAAACACGGCTCAATGCCCGTCTGGTCATCAAATGCCATCCATCCAAGCTGGGCATTGATACGATCGATAATCTCCATTTTTTTCCATGCATCGTTAAGTGTATAAATGCAGCCATTTCTTCGCTTATACTTATTCCATTCCTGCATGGTTGCCTGATCGGCACTGTCCAGGAATACGTTTCGTGCAAGTCCCCATTCCTTCTTGTTGCGGTCAAGGAAATCAATCAAATTCTTTACTGTATCTGAAGGAGCCAAGGGGATGTCCAGTTCTGCATTGCTGTAAACTTTTTCATCCAGGACGATGCATTTTCCCTTGTTTGTGATCCCAAGATAGGAAAAAGCAATTGTGTCCGGGGATTTCTGGGAGTATGAGGTATCGACTGCTGCCGAAAACCACATGAAAATTTCGTGTTTCTTGGGTTCTCCCAGTCTTTGTACAAATTGTTTTGCCCATTCCTTTGTACGGACATGCTGCTGGCGCAGGAAGATGCTGAACACAAGACCTGTTGCTTTTCCCCTTAGTCCTTCGATCTTGTTCTTATATATCTTGGTACCTTTCGGTGTATTCTGGATGATCTGCTTTTTCTTTTCTTCCGGAAGTCCGGCATTATCATCAAAAGAAAAGAACCAGTGGACCCAGCCGGGCTTTGGTTCTTCCTTTAATTCATCTTTAATTTCCTGCGGTGTATCTGCTTCCCATTCAGGAAGCGGACGGCTGCAGTTGATATACTCTTTATACACATCCAAGCTTGGATCATCTGGGTTCAGGGTTGCCATGAGGTAATCACAGCGCATGGAAGCCTCACGGACAAAGTCAATATCTGCCGTGTTGATCTCATCGATATACAGGCATCCATACTGACCGCCAAGGGCTTTCTTCCATTTCTTCTTGTTTCCATATCCCAAAACGTATATGGTTTTGTCCCCGGATGAAGTATGAAAAAGAATATGCGGGATCTTGTCATCCTTGGTGCCGGATCCGTTGTACTCTACCAGGCTTCCGAAATCGTCCAGGATTCCAAGGTCTTTGTTAATAATGTTTTTCTCTGCTGTTCCAGTGTCGTCTGCTGCCAGGATATGAAGCTTTTTCGGGCTCTGGGCTACCTTCAGCATAAACTTAAAAATTCCTACTGTAGTCTTTCCTGCTGCCGTGGTACCTTCCAGGAACTCCACCGGTGTCTGGCATTTCAAAAATGCTTTGTATTTTTCAGACAGCACAAGATCCATGCTGCTCATTATCCGCCTCCGCTGATCTGCTTGATCAAGCTGTCCAGTTTTGATTTTTCTTCTTCCATACCGCTGAGCTGAAGCTTGTCATTCCACATTGCCAGATGGCGTCCAAGCATATCCAGGGCTTTCAGTTTGTCTGCAAGCTTGATTTCTCTTTCCACGCCATCTTCTCCAAATGATTTTACTTTCACGGACTGTATAGCTGCCAGATCGTCCCTGGAGGCATCTTCTTTTAGCGTTGCGTCTTTTGCATTGATCACATCATCTGCATTTACAAATGCAATTCTGGCCAGTTCCAGAAGAACACGGTCAGCATTGATTCCGGTTCTTTTGGATCTTTCTGCGATTGCCTCTGAAATTGCTTCTGAAACTTGGGTTTTCTGGAGTAGCTCATGTCCGATCTCAGAAGCTCTCTGACCATTTTTCGCCTTGTATCCGGCTCTTATGGCGGCCTGGGTAGCATTCAGGTCAATCAGATACTCTTCCACAAATCTCTTCTGTTTTTTTGTCACTCAGGCTCACCTTCTTTCAAAAATATAATAAAATACAGTCCTGCCAGCACCATCCACGACAGCCGATTGCCGCCGTCAATCATGAAAGGAGGTGACCGTATGCAAGAAATAACGGCTGGTGCTGTGCACGCTGTACGAAAATTGGCATAGAAAAAGCAGCCCCGGGGAGCTGCCTCTGTGTGTTTGTTGGTATACTAACTGATTTTTATTTCAAATATTCTCCTATTTTTTGCAGAGCTTCAAGTGCTTTTCTTCTATCCGTTTCGTTTAAATTCTCATTACGAAGAATATAACGTACTTTTTCTTCTAGCACACGATTAGCCTCCGCTGCGCCACGCTTTTCATACTCTCTAAAAATCTGTTTTTCCATTAGATTAATTGTCTTAGTTAAATTTTCTACCGTTTTATCATTTATATTCTCTCTTAAATTTTCTATCTGACTCAAAGCTAATTCATTTTCCAATTTATCAAAACGCTTAAGTAATGAATATAACAATAAATTGGTTTCTTCATTTTCACTTAAACTATTCGTTTCATTAATTTGTGCTTTTCCTAAATTTAAAAGTTTTATAATAGAATTTATGCCTTTTTTATTGTCTTTCGTTTCTTTAATGGCATCTACTATTTTTTCGCGATCTTCCATGACTTCACGATATATTAAATTCTTTCTATAATCCACAGTATTTATTGTGCTTATGTCGAAAATCCTCGGAGTATCTTTTTCCTGCACAAGTACAACTGGGAGGTCAAAAGCCTGTCTCACTCCTAGTTCAAATAACACATTAGGATTTCTGGTGCTTAAATCACAAATTGCCATTGGCGACTCTACAATGTCTCGTATAATCGACACTTGAATCATACTGCTTGACTTATCCTCGTCCGCACGTTTTGGTTCATACCCAGCTTCTTTTATCGCTGGACATAATAAATCCTCATAAACCTGCTTAAAATGATCTTGAGGATACGTATCCAGTTCTCCAATAGGCATAATAACAAAACATTTTTCCTTTTTACTATCTTCATTCTCTCCCACAGCACAACCTTCCACATACATTTTTCTCCATCATACTACAAAACGCCCCGTATTTCTACAGGACGTTTGCAAAAAAATATATGTAGTTGGGGGGTAGCTCCTCTCGAAGCCAATCGGAACACCAGGACTCGAACCTGCGGCTCGGATGAACGGCTCATGCTCCCTCCCAATCGGGGAGGTGTTTCGAATTTGTGATCCATACGTGCCGCTGTATCAATCACTTGGAGGTTTCTGTGTTCTTTTCTCTGAACCACATTTTTATTTACGTCTGCAACATTTTTCTGTTTTCCTACCCTCGAAGTACACAGACAGCGTTGCGGCACTTGTCAATCATTTAATAAGGAGCTATTATGAAATCTTTTCACCAAACCCAGTTTATATACTACCATGGAAAAAGCGAACATGACCGAACATTTTATAATTTTCCTAAATTATCTTTCAAATATCTGTCATGACGGATTCGGCAATTATCTTCTGTATATTTGATCCGCCGCTTCGGAAAACGGTAATTCATATTAATGGCGACTGCTGCCCAGGTCATATCATCCAGATAGTAAAAGCGAAACATCATTCTTAAATCACTCTTTGGGATTTTCTCAATAAAATCATCCACTGCATTTACGGCTTCCTGCAGCTCATCTTCCAGGATATGTAGCTTTAACACCCTCTTTTTTATCATGTTCTTCACCTGGTCTACTTCCGGAAGGGGATAACCGGTTATCTTGATTGGCCCTATGGTTCCATCTTTTCTTGTGCCTCTGACGGTGTCTGATACAACACCTTCCGCTTTGATTCTTTCCAGCCTACGCTGATCCCGGTCTATCCGTTCTTTCAGGTCACGGATTTCCCCTTTTATCTCCAGGTATTGTTCCAAAATATCCTTGTCCATCGGTACTACCTCCTGCTTTCAGTCGTTCCAGTTCCCAGTATGTAGGCGATCTTGTTATACCGTTTGCTAATTGTAATTGCACTACATGGGGATATAATGCTTTTATCCTGGCTTTCACCTTTTTGGTAATGATTTTCCCGTCACCAGAAGCATAACTGGTTTGTATGATCTGAATAACATCCCCTCTTTTAATTCCATGCATCTCTTCCAACCTTTTCTGCTGCCGCTCCCACTTCTCTGCCTCTGCTATTGCATATTCAGCTGTGGGGTCTTTATATTTTTCATGGTTCATTACAATCCTTCACCTCCTACAAGTCTGCCAGTTCCTTTTCATATATTTCTTTTCGCTGTCTTAACCATTCTGCAAGATCATTCTGGAATCTTTCTGACTGTCCATCATCAGTTTTTGGAGAAACAACTTGTACCCAATGATGTTTATTATGTTCTTCCAGGATCCGCGTAATACTTTTAATATCCCGTTCCAACTCTTTTGCCTTCTGTAATGTGTCCTTATCCATTCCGTAATACCTCCAGCTCTGAAAAATTCCAATCTCGCGGTGGTGTAGCTCCGCAATTGCTAATGAATTTTCCCCTGAGGTGTATCTCACCTCTGGATCTCTGGTAAGACGCCCCATTAAAATTACTTTGTTCATCTCTTATCTCTCTCCTTCCATATTGCGTTCGCCTCTTTTTTGCAATCTCTTTCCATGTAATAGTCATACAGGAACTCTTTCTGTGCCTTTGTGTACTCTTTGACCGGATTCTTTGTCGGAAAAGCAATTCCTCGACTCGGATTGTGCAAGAGAACCCACCCTCTTTCGACGAGCCAGTCTCCTGCTCCGATCAGGCCGACATTGCATTTTGTCTGCAAGTCAATGTCTCTGTCCATTGCTTCCTCCGGCAACTTTTCGTTCATGTAATTCTGCGCCCATTCCTGATGCTCTCCCCATTCCGCTCCGTGAAAAGTTCCGTCCGGCTCTAACCATCCATAATCCTCTGTGGTGTGATTTTCTTCATCCATCATTCGTGCCATGAGACTGTCGAGTGCATCCTGCTGTCTATCCTCCGCAGTCTCTTCTCCGAGTTCCTTTCGGATTTCTCTCTGTGTACTTTCCGATATGTGGTCCATTGCTACGTCCCACCGTTCAATCATTCTCCGCAGGTCCTTCTCTGCTTTCTTCCGTCTTTCAACTTCTTTCCATATGTTCATGTTCTGTGGCATCTGCTCTTCTTCTCCCGGTTCGTATATTTCAAGATGATATACACCTGCTGCCGTGCTTCCCTTCAGGGCGGCGCGACCGAGCAGAATGTCCTCTGCATATCTTCTGATCTGTGCCTCCGGTGTGTCTGTTCCGGTCATGCTGTCCATAAGAATTTCCATTACAGTCTCATAGCTTTTCTCTCCTGTGTAAAACAACTCTCTTGCAATCTCCGTAATAAATTCTCCATTAATATCAAATACCAAATTACCCTCTTTCATTTTTCTTCCCTTTCATTTGTTACAAATTCCTTAATCTTCCTTATACGGTTTCGGAAGTGGCATCCAGGCATTGACATACAAATCATGTTCAACAAAACTCTCGTCTTCGTCACCAACTCTGAATGTTCCGCCGTCATCATCGTCAACTGTATATCTTCCAATCATTGGTAGTGAAAAGTTAAAAAACGATACCAGAATGTGTTTGTCCGGGTCTGGTAATCTCTCCTCTATTGGAATCCAGTTAATGGATTCTAAACGCTTAATAGCTTTTTCCTGCTTGGTATCAATTATCTCTATCATCCTTTTCACCTCTATCCTTGTTTGCGGCACTTAGCCCAGGCGATCACGCCAAAGGCTCCGATCAGTATACTAATTCCCATTGCAACGATTATGTCTATCATCTTCTCTCCTCCCAGCTCCGGCACTCCCTGCAGCGGATCTTACTGCTGCATAAGGTGCCCTTTATCATTGACAGCCTCGGACAGGTCAGGTGGACGTATACGATCAGTTCACCTACTCTGCCGGTACTGTGTTTACAGGTTTTGTATTTTGGCATATCCATCTTAAGCATCTCTCCTTCCTACGCAAATCTTAATTGTCCTGTGGTTTCTTCCTTCATGCGGTCATTTCTGCAGATAGGATTTCGGGTGGCTACACAAAGTTCTGGTAGATTGCTTTTTACCAAGGCCGCCGGTATCGGAGGACATACTGCATTCCCGCACCTTCTGACTTGTTCACTTCTCGGATATGTCTTACCCGTGTAATCGTGGTCTATAATGTAATCTTCCGGAAATCCTTGACAGCCGTAAAGTTCACTTGGTTCTAACATTCTCAGGCCAATATCCGCAATTTGGTATTCAGTTCCGTCTATTTCCACAAGCCCAAATCTATCCTGCGCCGTAACTGTGTCAAGTGGTTCCTTTATGTCTTGGCCTGTGCCTGAGCCGTAATATTTAATCAAAAAAGCTCTCGCTTCTCCAAAATGTCCAGCTGATGTTGTTATAGTGTGCAGCGGTTCACGAACATCTTGTCCTGTACCGGATTTATAGAATTTGCTCAGAAACGAGGTTACCAGTCCGTATCTGTTTGAGCTGTCAACCGTCATTACCGGATCTGCAATGGTCTGCCCTCGGACTTCGTCCTTTAACGTTTCAGAATGGTACTGTATAAGTAGAGGGCTTATAAGGCAATGCTCATTTTTACTTACAATAGTAGTCAGCGGATCCCGTACATCTTTGCTTCTGTCTGCTGCAAAACCTGTCTGTCCAATTTGAACCATATACGGCTCCACAATTCCATATCCATGCTTCCCTGTTATGGTCGGCATTGGCTCTCTGATGTCATTAGGCCTTCTCTCTCCACCATGATTACACTGAATGATAAACGGCTCTGGATTCTCAAGCACAAACTTTTTCAGTCCTCTCGCAATCCTCGCCATTGTCTTAGGTGCCAGTGGACGCACTGCCCGAATACCGTATTTCTCTTTGATTTCTTCGGATGTATCAAAAATTGAAGGACACGGCCTGCTGAAGTCTATCTGGGTATATGCACCAACATAAGGTTTTA